TGGAGTCTTGTCTGTACCTGCTAGCATACCTCCAACCATGACGGCTGTGGCTCCTGCGGCTAATGCTTTTGCAGCATCACCTGAGGTTTTAATACCTCCATCTGCGATTACAGGACCAATATAACTGCATTCTTCTACTGCGGTAAGTTGAGGAAACCCACATCCAGTTTTTATCCGAGTAGTACAGGCACTGCCTGGACCGACACCAATTTTCACGGTATCTGCGCCCCATAGGAACAGTCTTTCTGTAGCTTCTGGGGTGCAAACATTGCCTGCTATGACTGTACCAGAGAACCTCTTTCGGATGTGGGTTAAAGTGTCTTTCATGTGCTTGCTATCGCCGTGGGCAATGTCTACACATATAATAATATTTTTATCTCCAAAATTAGTAAGGAGATAATCAATTCGTTCTTTGTCCTTTTTTAGGCATCCTACTGCCACAGCAAAAGGAGAGTAGGCGTTTTTCAACCACCTTCTAATAATAATATCAAGATCTTCTATGCTCATGTATCGGTGTAGTATGCCTAACCCACCAAAGTTTTCCATAGCATAGAGCATTTCTTCGCCTGTGATTGTATCCATATTGGCGGAAATTATAGGGATACTGAGATCATACTTTCCTATGGCTTTAGACTGTTCTAAAGATATGTCCTTTCGGGAAGAAATCTCTGAGTATTGGGGGACGAGCAGAATATCGTCGTAAGAATATCCGTTAGTATTTATCATAAGGTCCTCAAGCTGTTATAGGAAAGTCGCGGTCAAATTTCAGTATAAATAGTTCCCTATTTTTGTGCCACGAGTCTCTCCCTGCTAGTTCTCCACTAGAATTGTGGAGGATTAGGACTGGTACCGCTCTATTGTTATATCCTTTTTTCCTAGCTGTCGCGGTGTAATGAATATCATAAAAGTCCCATTCACCTTCCAGATAGTCAGGTTTATCCAGACCTACATCCATTAAGACACGAGCTTTTGCTGCTAGAAATAAGCCGTCTAAGATAGCCACATTTCTGTAGGCTCCGTAAAAAGTAGGGTTAACATTTGAGGTCAGTTCCTCGCCGTGAAAAACCATACCTGAATGTTTGCCCTTTGCCCACTGATCTTGGTCCCACCATACAGCCCTACTGTTTAGTTCTGTTGTTCCTGCTGGTCCTATAAATCCTGTCTTAGGCACACTGAGTTCTCTAAATAACAAGGGAAGGAAATAGCCTTCTTGTGAGAGTATTTCAATGTCATCATGGCATAGAATAAATATGTCTGAGGGGTCTGGATTGATTTGTTTAAACGCTCTGCTGTAACCAGAAAATATAGATTTACTGTTTACTATCAATTTGACCTCTACCCCACACCTAGATAAATAGGAAGTTAATGTTTGTGTGGTTTTAGATAGTTGCTTGGTCCTAGTACATATTAGAGCATAGGTTCTCATACTCTATAATAGCATGAGCATTAGATAATACTAAAAAATATGGATCAAAAAGAAGTTTTTCAAGAATTTACGAGGTGTAAGGAAGACCCTGCTTACTTCATGTGTAACTATGTCAAGGTTACACACCCTATCAGGGGGCTGGTCAAATTCAACTTGTATCCTTTTCAAAAAAGAATAGTGAGTGAGGTTCAAGCTCATAGATTCAATATTCTCAGAAAATTTCGACAGGCTGGGTGTACTACGATTGCAGCAGCATACTCTATTTGGATGGCTATTTTTCAACAGCACAAGACCATCGTTATTATATCCAAGGGTGATGCCGAGTCTACAGAGCTACTCGATAGAATCAAACTAATGTATGACGAGCTTCCCTCATTTCTAAAGCCTGGACTGGTAGAAAGTAACAAGCACACTCTGAAACTTGCTTCACACTCTACTATCAAGTCTAGACCATCTGGAAAGCAGTCTGGTCGGTCTTTGGCGGGATCACTCCTCATCGTGGATGAGGCGGCGTTTATTGACAATATTGATACGATTTGGGCCGCAGTATATCCTATCATTTCTACTGGTGGTAGAGCCTTTGTACTGTCTACCGTCAATGGTATAGGCAACTGGTATCATGAAACCTATGAAGGAGCCATAGCAAAGGAAAATTCGTTTAACGCTATTGATATCAATTGGGAGGAGCATCCTGAGTACGCAAGGCATGAAGGGTATGAGTATCTGTATGATATTATGGAAGCCCAAGATCCTCCTCTTTCAATTGAACATTGGGAAGAGGTAACTAGATCAAATATCTCTCTGAAAAAATGGAAACAAGAATACGAGTGTGCTTTCCTAGGAACAGGTGAAACCTTCATTGAAGGTAGCATTCTAGAAAATCTTCATACCCAAATAAATGAAGAGTACTACAACAAGTACAATAGGAGAATGCGAATATGGAATGATCCAGACCCACAATATGATTACCTTATTGCATGTGATGTAGCGTTGGGTAGGGAGCGAGACTACTCTGCATTCCACATAATTAATATGTACAACGGGGAGCAGGTAGCTGAATTTTACTCTAATAAAACTCCTATTAATGATCTAGCGGAAATTATTGCAAAAGAAGCTGGATTGTATAATACGGCATATGTGTTTATAGAAAGAAACACAATTGGGAACAACTTAATTGATTGGTTATTTAATGTTTTAGAATATGAAAATTTGTGGGTAGATGAAAAAGGTGACATAGGGTATCAAGTTACTACCAAAACAAGAGAGATTCTTTTAGCCTCTATGGAGGAACTTATTCGTAGAAATGTTATTAAAATTAACTCGGGTAGGACTGTGCAGGAGCTGCTTACTTTTATTATCACTGAGAATGGCAGGTATGAAGCTGATGTTGGTCAACATGATGATTTAATTTCTAGCTTAAGTTTGGCGGCATTTGGGCTAAATAACTTGATAGAGACAACTCCCTTGGAGCATACTAAAATTCTTCATAAAGAAAGTAAGCCCCTAGGAATGTCTTTAATAAAGAAGTATCCTATTAAGAGTTTTGGTGGGATGACTCAGGAAGATTTAAGATGGCTAATGAAATAAATAAAAAAGATCAAGAACGGCTTGAAGAAGGCTACACCGAATTTGGTGGTACTGGTGCTAGAGTTCCATTTGGTGGATCTTGGTTTAGTCCTAGTGGCAGATTAGGAAGGTGGTTTGCCAAGTTCTTCGCTACTAAGGCACAGCCGTATGTTGCCGATCAGGGAAAGCTGGGGGATACCCCTATGCACCCCCTGGCTGGCGATACTGTAGTCGCAGATGATGTAATCAAGCCTGAGGGTCCAGCAAGATTAAGTCTTAACAGAGTTGGTATGCCTCATATTCCTGAGGTTGAACGCAACAGAAAACAACGCTACAAATTATTTGAATCAATGGATGAGTATCCTGAGATCGGAGCAGCATTCGATATTTATGCTGATGATGGGACGCAGTTAGACATCCGAGGAAGCAGGTGGACGGTGGATACAAAAGAAAAGAATGCTCTTGACGAAATTGAGGAGCTTTTTAGTACAATCAAGTTGGACCGTTTTTACTGGGATATTTTTAGAAATATGGTAAAGTATGGGGATTGCTTTATAGAGCTTGTCCTTGATATGAATAATCCTAAGGCAGGAATACAAAGAATTAAAATTCTTAATCCTAACTTCATACTTCGTGTAGAAAATGAGTATGGGTATCTGACAGACTTCTTACAAGAAATTCCTGAGAAACCTGATTGGAATACTTTTGGGGGACAGTCTTCTCAAATGCGAGGGGCACAGTTTATAACATTAGATAAGAACCAGCTTGTTCATTTTAGAATGCATACTTCTGATCCCGCGTTCTATCCTTACGGAAAGGCAGTTGGAGCTATAGCTCATAGAATCTTCCGCTCTTTGAAACTTATGGAAGATGCGATGCTTATTTATCGCCTACAAAGAGCCCCTGAACGACGAATTTTTTATGTAGATATTGGTAATCTCCCCAGCCATAAGGCTGAAGCATATATTGAGAGATTGAAAGAAAAGTTTAAGAAAGAAAAATATTTTAATCAAAGTACTGGGGGTATTGATGAGAGGTACAACCCCCTTTCTGCTGATGAAGATTTCTTTGTTCCTATTAAGGGAAATCAAGGAACAAAAATTGATACTCTGCCTGGAGCGCAGAATTTGGGAGAAGTTGACGATGTTAAGTATTTCAGAGACAAGCTGTTGGCTGCGCTGAAGATTCCCAAAGACTACATCGTTGAGAAAGACCAGTCCCCAGAGCGCAAAGCCAACTTATCCCAGC